TATTTGGTTGGTGTTGCTACTGGCGCATACTCATACCAGTCTTCACAGCAAGCACGCGCAGACTTGTACCTGTTCGGTGTGAAACTGTATGCGGACGCTATCGCTGGCGCGCTGTCAATGGACAACGTGCTACCACGCGGAACCTATGTCGAGTTTGACGCCGATGAATATCTAGAAGAAAACTTTATGGCCGACACAATGGACCGTGAAGACATAAACATTAAAGAAGACACACAAGAGAGGATCGCAGAATGATCAAACTAATTGCAGGAGATTTCACACTTGACGCCGCTAAAGGCGACACACCACGCCGCACCATCAGCGGAACCGCCGTTCCCTACAACGTGCCGGCAACAGTTTCGGATGGAACACAAGTCATCTTCCGTCCAGGCTCATTGCCAGTCGAAGGCAAAGCACCACGCCTGTTCATGTACCACGATGCTTCAATGCCAGTTGGTGTTGTAACTGAGCGCGTGGACACCGAACAGGGAATGATGTTTAGCGCCAAGATCAGCGCAACCAGCCTTGGAAACGATGCTTTGGTTATGGCCTCAGACGGCACAATTGACCAGGTATCTGTGGGCGTAAACCCAACCAAGTTCTCATACGACGAAGCAGGAACCATGATCATCGAAGCAGCGGATTGGACAGAGTTGAGTCTTGTTCCGATCGGCGCTTTTGGTGACATGGCCAACATCGCTACCGTCGCAGCGAGTATCCACCAAGAGCCGATTGAAGTAGTGTTAAATGAAGAAGTAGTCCCAGAACAGGAGATAGAACCTATGTCAGAAGTAACCGCACCAGCAGTTGAGGCAACCATCCCAACCGCGCCAATTTTCGCACAAGCCAAAAAAGAGTTTGTACTTCCATCCGCTGGCGAGTTCATGGCCGCTTACCACATCGGTGGCGACACGTTCAAAAACATGAACGCCGCTGTAGCAGAACACACCGCATCAAAGCGCACCGCATTGCAGGCAGCTGCAGGTGACGTACTCACAACCGATACACCTGGTCTTTTGCCAGTTCCAGTACTTGGACCATTGGTTCAGGACTTGAACTTCTTGCGTCCGGTAGTTGAGGCAGTTGGCGCACGCGCTTACCCAGACAGCGGACAGTCCAAGACGTTCATTCGTCCAACGATTACCACGCACACCAGCGTTGCTGCACAGTCAACTGAATTGTCAGCTGTATCAGCAACCACCATGGTGATTGCGTCCAATTCGGTTGCAAAAACTACCCTAAGTGGCGCGGTGACCCTCTCGATACAGGACATCGATTTTACGAGCCCCTCTGCAATGCAGTTGATTTTGAATGACCTCATGGGCGAATACATGATCGCTTCGGACAACAAAGCAGCAGACGACTTGCTAACCGCAGCAACATCATCTGGTGTTTGGGACTTGACCGTTGCAGACTTGCTCAAGTCCGTATACGACTCGGCAGTAGACATTTCGAATGGTCGCAACTGGACACCAACCCACATGTTCGTTAGCCCAGACGTATGGGGTCAACTCGGACAACTTGCCGACACAACTGGCCGTCCAGTATTCCCATTCATCGGCGCAGGCCTCACCGGTCAGAACGCACTTGGTGGCGGAAACGCAACATCATGGAACGGCAACCCACTCGGCTTGCAGTTGGTAGTTGACAGCAACTTCGCTGCCAAGACCATGGTGATCACCCGTGTTGGTCAAGGCCAAGGCGATGCTTACGAGTTCTACGAATCAATCCGTGGCCTCATGTCGTTGGAAAACCCATCAACTTTGGGTCGCAACATGTCCTTCCATGGTTATGTTTCAACCTTCGCAGCAATCCCTGGAATGATTCGCAAGATCACCCAGGCTTAGTCGAGAGCGGAGCAACCGCTCATGGCTACATACACAGTTACTAACAAGTACCTGATTGACAACTTTGCCGTACTGCAACTCCTAACCCCATCGGAGATTGCAGTCGGCAGTTCAATCACGGTCGCTGGAGTAGACGCAACATTCAACGGCACTTACACCGTGCGCGCATTGCCACAGTATTTGTTTGTTGGCATTGACGATCAGGGCGACCTGCTTTATGACTATCAGGTCCCTATTGCCGATCAGGTGCTCTATGCCAAAACCGCTGACGATGTTCAGCGTGTTGCCGCGTCTGGAACTGTTGCCAATGACCCTGTCTGCACATGGGTGACAGCCGCGCAAGTCATGTCTTATATCGGCATCACGATTGTTAACCCATCGGACGATTACACGTTGCTCACCCAATCGGTATCAGCTGGTAATCAGTTCTGTTTCCGTAGGCGTCAGGAATCGGGTTATATTGACTCTCTAACGACCTCACCGGGTGGAGATGTCACATTAGGCACTTTGATGTATTGCGCCGCTCTATGGCGCTCCAGAGGGTCAATAGAGGCAACCTACGCCACCTTTGATGGCATGGGTTCAGCCCCACAGCAAAGCCTGACCCCGATCGTCAAACAGTTGCTTGGCATCCCCCGTCCAGCGGTTGCTTAATGTCATACACAGACCTGTTTAACGAAGCGATTGACGACGTCACCGCAACGCTTACAGCGATCTCTACCTTGCGCGTAATTAACGACCCAACAAAACTTGCGCCTAATTGCGTCTATCTGGATGCCCCGAGTTTCACCACGTTCGCTGGCAACGGCAACATCGTGCGAATGGAGTTCCCTATCAAGGTGATCGGCTCAGGCCCTGCAGGTCTACCGGTGCTGCGTTCCATTCTGAGCATTGTGGCAACGGTGCTGGGCTCGAGCATCATCGTGATGGGTGGCCGTCCGTCCAGCCTGGAAATCGGTGGCGCGCTGTACCCGTGCTATGACTTGGATTGTGCTATTGAAGCGCAAGCGGTGTAATCCACTATGACCGCAAATAAATCATCTACTATTAGCAAAGAACTAAAGGAGTAATCATGCCAGCATCAACTTACCTATCGAATCCTAAAGTGCAGGTCGGCGCCGCTATCGGCTCAATTACCGACATCAGCGATGATGTGGTCGCAGCAACTTTGACGGTCACCGCAGAGGCTTTGGAAGATACGGCGTTCGGCCAGACTTCCAGGACCATGACGGCGGGCCTCTTTTCAAATAGTTTGACCTTAACGGTGTTCGCCTCATATGCAGCAAGCCAGACTTATGCGACATTGTCACCGTTGCTCGGAACCAAGTGTGTTGTCAAGGTAAACCCAACAACAGCTGTGGACGGCACGACAAACCCTGGCTTCATTTTGACCGACACCTACCTGTCAAGCCTGCCTGTAATTAACGCCTCTTTGGGCGAGTTGTCGCAATGGGACATAGAGTTCCAGGGCGGCACATACAGCGTTGACGTCACCCCGTAATTAACGGCTCCAAGCCGACATAGGAGAAACCATGAAAATCAAGTTGCAGTTAAAGCGCACACCCGACAGCGCACCCGAGTACTACTACACAAACCTGTTTGTAGTTACGGAATGGGAACGCCTTGAGCGTCGCAACATTCAACAGCTTTCAGCGTCACCGTTGTATTCAGATTATTGCTGTTGGATGCACACGATTTTGAAACTTAAAGGCGAGCAGGTTGGTGACAACTGGCGCGAGTGGATTAGCAAAAACCCTGACATCGACATTCTGCCGGTACTGGATGAGACAGACCCAAACCCTACGGACGCGGCACCTACCGCCGCCAACTAGCAGAGGTATTGGTCGCGGTCGGTTGGTGGCCTAGCGACATTGTGTTTGACTCTAGAGATGTGGCTACGGTCATTAAAGTGCTTAATGAGGCAAACAAAAAACGGAGATAACGTGGCGGAAGTATCTACAAGAATTGAGGTCGTAGGGCTCAAGGATGCGTTGAAGACCCTAAACAAGATCGACAAAAACCTGCGCCGTGAAATCACCATTGAATACAGGCGAATTGTCAAGCCCGTCATTGAAGACGCCAACGCGCTAGTTCCCCAAAGTGCGCCGTTGTCTGGTATGTCACGCAACTGGAAAACCCGGTCAGGCTTCCAAATGCTCCCGTGGATACCAGGTTTCAAACAAAAGATCGCCGCCAAAATCAACACCCGAAACATCAGGGAGTACGGCGGAAACAAAACCAATGTTGGCACGTTCCTAATTCAATGGCGTGGGGCGACTGGCACAATGTTTGACACGTCAATGTCAGGCCCGTTGGGGCGCGCACTAACAGCACGCTATGGCAGTAGTTCACGAGTAATGTGGAAGGCGTACGAGCAACGCCAAGATGATGTCATGTCCGAGATGGAGCAACTGGTTAAGCGCGTCATGAGCGAAGCAAACAGAGAGACCATGTAATGGCTATTAACATCCCGATCATTTCAGAGTTTGACGGCAAGGGTGTTAAGAAGGCTATTGCCCAGTTCAAACAACTGGAGACCACAGGCGAGAAGGCTCAGTTTGCTATTAAGAAAGCGGCGGTCCCTGCAGCTGCCGCAATGGCTGGTTTGGCTGTTGCTATGGGTGACGCCACACGCGCCGCTATGGAAGACCAACAGGAACAGGCCGCGCTTGCGTTAACCCTGCAGAATGTGACTGGCGCTGGCGCTAAACAAACCGCCCAGATTGAGCAACAGATATCGGCGATGAGTCGAGCGTCCGGCATTGCTGACACCGAATACCGCAAGAGCCTTGAGGCGTTAGTCCGTGGAACCAAAGACGTTGATCTTGCCATGCGCGACATGAACCTTGTCATGGACATTTCTACAGCGCTCCAGATGGACTCCGCCACCGTTGCAGACGCGCTCGCCAAGGCATACCAGGGCAATTTCAAGGCGCTTCGAACTTTGACGCCAGAAATGTCCACCATGATCAAAGAGGGCGCAACCCTTGACGAAGTAATGAATGTGCTCGGCGGAACTTTTGGTGGTGCAGTTGCGGCTAAAGCTGAAACAGCCGCAGGGAAAATGGACATCCTAAAAAACTCCATCGGGGAAACCAAAGAATCAATTGGCAACGCTCTTATCCCGGTTATTGAAGCAGGCTTGCCAATTCTTCAAGAATTTGCTGACTGGGCACAGGACAATCCGGATACGTTTACAAACATTGCTGGCGCGATTGCTTTAGTTGCTGGTGCAATTGTTGCGATAAACATTGCCATGTCATCAAATCCTTTGGTGTTGGCTGCAACTGGTGTTGTTTTAATGGCTGTTGCATTTAACAAATTGTCTGACGCTATGGACAAAGTCAATGCGGTTGGCGGTTTTGCTGCAAGATTGCTGGGGTCAATGGCTTTCCCAGTTGTCGGAAACGTGGCAAACATGCTCCAAGGATTACCTGATTTGAAAAACTTAATCGGTGAGTCAAATAATCCAGCGCCAGCAGGTATAAACATTCCTCGAATGGCTGAGGGTGGTGTCGTTTCGTCTGCAACATTGGCAATCATTGGTGAAGCAGGCCCAGAGGCGGTGGTCCCACTTGACAAAATGCGCGGAATGGGTGGCGACATCACAATCAACATCTCTGGCGGACTCGGAACATCAACCGACATCGCTAACGCCGTCTATGAAAACCTGCGTTTCTACAATCAGAACGTGGGCCCACTACGAATTAGAACCGCATAACAATGCCAGCAACAATCCCGAACTGTGGAACATACACCGTTGAGGCTTACGCCACGGGCGCACCTGCAGCCAACGCATTCAAGTTGGACTTCTCCGCGCTCGACTCCACAGCTGTACTCGGTGGCGCTGTCTGGTATGACATCACCCAATACATCCAAAACGTACAGATTATGCGCGGCAGGCAAAACCCGTTCCGTGAAGCATCATGCAACCCTGGCACAGCATCGTTTCGCATCTATGACAAGAACTTCTATTTCTCGGTAGTGAACACCGCCAGCCCGTACTACAACACCACCGACCAGCGTTTGTCTATTGGTGTTGCCACGCCTGTGCGTATCAGTCGTAACGGCGAGTTCCTGTTTGTAGGCCAAATAACTACATATGACCAGAACGTTAAGCAACCCAACTTTGCCCATGTCAACGTCACCTGTTCGGATGCGTTGCAACGTTTGAACAACATCAAACTAGATGCACAGACCACCGTCGTAGAATCAACTGGTGCTCGAATCAACACCGTGCTAGATGCTGCAGGCGTTCTCACAGGCGCTGGGGAACGCAACATTGCAACAGGGGTGGCAAACATGAAAGCCAAAGAAATTGAACAAAGCGTTTCTGTTTCTGAATATCTGCTCCGCATTCAAAACTGCGAATGGGGTCGGATGTTTATTTCACGCTCAGGCGCGTTCACCGCTCAGCCTCGAGTCCAGCCCGAAGTTACTAACCCACTAGCAACCCTGTCTGATACCGGCACAGGGATTGACTACGAAACCTTTGACATTGTGAACAGTTGACCTATGCCTGACTACACCATTGGAGTTGCCGAACGCATTGCATCGTTGCCCGATAGTTTTGCGACCGCTAACAGCGTTAACCGAAACTATTTCCAAGAAACCAACCAGTCCGTCATTAACAAGGTCACGGTCGCGTTAGCCCCAGATACCCCGTCGGCGCTTGACCCTAACCCTGACACCACATATGCAACGTCAACTGATGAAAACAGCGTTGGCACATACGGCCAGCAGGACGGGCCGCTGTTCATTACATTGCTGGCAACGATCGAAGAAGCTGGTGAATTGTCTGAATATTTGCTGAGGGCAAACCCAGCGTTTTGGTTCAGCAACCTGGCGGTTTCGTTGAACACGTTGTCTGAGGCAAACAAAAACATTGTTGCCAACCTTGAAATCGGTCAACAGATCGCAGTCACCAAAACGTTCCCTGCTGGAGTGGTTCCGCAGACGGTGACAGAGTATTTGTTCGTTGAGGGCATTAGCCATAACGTGACGGTTGATAACCATATTGTGACGATTTATACGGGCCCAGCGTCCACGTTCTTGCAATGGGTTTTGGGTAATTATGCCACCACAGTCACCCGCACCAACCTTGTTACCAACCCAAGTGTTGAGGTTTCTACAAGCGGATGGGCTTCAGGCGGTACCTTAACGCAATCTTCAACTTTTGCTTATGCCGGGACATATTCTGCGCGTACACAAATACTTGCCGCCGTAGCTACTGATACAAACAGCGGCAACATGTCTGGCATAATTGCTGGTCAAACATACACTTTCTCTGCTTATGTAAGATCATCAGTTTCAAGAAACTTTCGTGTTTATATTTCATGGTTGAATGGTGCGGTGTTTGTGTCAAATACCATCGGCGCAACTTCTGCAACCTCAACTTCCGGTTGGACACGGTTTAGCGTTACTGGTGTTGCCCCTGCAACCGCCAACGCTGCAAGACCAACAATGCAAGTTTTAAATCCGCAAATAGGTGATTTCTTGTATTTTGACGCTTTGCTTTTAGAAAATTCTGCTTCAGCGCTCCCATATTTTGACGGCACTTATGAAGACTCCTACACCGATTACACGCTCACATTTCAAGCATGGGACGGCGTAGCAAACACATCCACCTCAACCACCGTCTGGGGTCTCAACTCATCAGGCACAGGCTCAGCATTAGGCGATTCCACATACGGCCTCGCATAACCCACTAACCTAGGAGACAATATGGCAAAACAGACGTTCAGCACCGGGCAGGTACTCACCGCAGCCCAAATGACCTCATTGCAGGCCAACGACTACAACTGGACAGTTAGCGCCCAAACCGCCTCATACGTGCTCGTAGCCGCCAACGCAGGCCAACACGTCACCATGAACGCTGCAACCGCCACAACCATCACCGTTAACACCGCGCTGTTCACAGCTGGCGACACGCTTCGAATCACCAACATCGGAAATGGCACATGCACTTTGACGGCTGGCACGGCAACGGTTACAAGCGCAGGGCCGTTGGCTTTGGTTCAATGGGCGTCAGGCATCCTCTACTTTACGACTGCATCGGCAGCGATCTTTATGCCAGACGCGGTCACATCAACTGCTACACAGTTAGCGATTTTTAACGAAACACAGGCGAACGGTACACAGGGCGGAGCGAGCGTGGCCACCACGTTCACAAAGCGCACACTTAACACCACCGTCACCAACAACATTGGCGCCAGCATTGCGTCAAGTGTGATCACGTTGACCGCTGGTACTTACCGAGTGTTTTGCATGTCCCCGTTCTACAACGTGACAGGTGTGGCAACACGCTTGCGTAACACGTCGGACAGCACCACCACGCTGTCAAGCGTCAACACGTATTTTGCTGGTAACTCAGGTGGATACTCACAACTTGAAGGCGTGTTCACAATTACTGCAACCAAAAACTTTGAGGTGCAGTACTACTGCAACACCGCTGTGGCAACCAACGGATTAGGTGTTGCCCTGTCAGGTGGCATCAGCGAAATCTACACACAGATCACGATTGCGAAGGTCGCATAATGGCAACAAAAAAGCAGATAAACAGCCAGATCGGTAACGCGACACGCGAACTAGCACCCGGCACAACATGGCGTTACAACGAACCAGGTGATAGTTACGCTTGCCTCGAATGGATGGACGACCCAGAGCTGCAACCAACCGAAGCAGCAACCATGGCCAAAGCAACTGAATTAGCGAACGAACTGCCAGCATGAGAGGTACCGAGGTGACCGTGACAACGTCACCAACCCTTGTCGTTCCTGCGTGGATTGGCTGGCGTGAAATCATGTTGCACAACATTGGCAACGGCATTGTTTACCTTGGCGCCTCAAACGTCACAACCAGCACAGGCTTCTACGTTGACAAAGCAGCAGGCGTAATGCGCGTACAACTGCCACCAAACGAAACAATCTACGGCATCACATCCACAGGCACAGAAACCATGTCGGTGCTTTTACCGAACGCGGTATGACATGGAAACTGAAGTTGTGGTTGCTTTGGTCGGTGGTGGTTTCGCTGTGGTGGTGGCGCTCATTAGCAAAATCGGCAGCGACAACAAAAAAGACCACGGCCGAGTTCATCAAGTCCTTGGGCGAATAGAAGAAAAGATAGACAACCATGTTGAAAATCACCGCTAAAGACAAAGCCATGCTCGCTAGTTATGTGCGCTCAGTCA